ACGCAGTTGATCCGCTTCAAATTGTGCGACCACATGGGCCGCATCTTGCCCGGGTTCAGCGTGGAAATGCCCCAGCCCGACGAAACGGTCGAGGCCTGTCTGCGGCGGCTCCGGCTGGAATTCGGCGGAAGGCTGATGGAATTGCATGTCGACGAGATCGGGGCCGTGCAACAGAGCGAGCCGGCATGAGCACCGTGGCCGTCCTATTCGCTCGCGGCGATAGCGTTTACAAGACGCTCCCCGGGTGCGACGTGTGGGACATCGAGCGGGATGCGCTGCGCTGGCCTGGGGGCTGCCCGGTGGTGGCGCATCCACCCTGTCGGGCGTGGGGCCAGTTCGCGATGTTTGCCAAACCACGTGACGGGGAAAGAGACCTTGCGCTGTGGGCCGTGGACCAGGTGCGCAGGTTCGGTGGGGTACTGGAGCATCCGGCCGGATCAAAGTTATGGCCAGAAATCGGGTTACCAGAACCGGGCAGGGGTCGCGATAAGTTTGGCGGTTGGACGCTGGGCATTCATCAGCACTGGTGGGGCCATCGCGCCGAGAAGCGCACGAAGCTCTACATCGTCGGCTGCAACCCGGCAGATATTCCTGAAATTCCAATGACCTTGGACTACCCAACGCACGTGATCGGCGACGTAAGGCGCGCAGGATTCGGCAACCGTCCGGAAATTAGCAAGGCTGAACGCGAGCACACACCACCGGACCTTGCCCGCTGGCTGGTGGAACTGGCGCGACGTACCGCGAGCCGCATTGAACACGCCGCGTGAACCGCCCCGCACTGATTGCAGCTTTGCTGACCGGCTATGTGCTGGGCGTCATCGGCAGCCAGGCCGGTTGCGTGGTCCCGCATGCCCATGTGCTGTACTCGGCCGCATCAGGCGCTGCGCTGGTCTGCGATGTGATCGCCGGCGTGATCAGGCACTGCCAGGAGGCTCCGCAGGGGACGACGCCGAAGGTCGAGGACGATTCGATAAACCCGGAGCACTCGCAGCCATGACCAAAGCACTGCAACGCCAAGAAGGCGGAGACCACTACAAGGAACTTTCGATCCAGCCTATCGAGTTCATTCACGCGAATGACATCCCGTTTCTGGAGGCGTGCGTCATCAAGCGATGCTGCCGGCATCGGAGAAAGAACGGCGCCGAAGACATCCGCAAAGCGATCCACGAGCTTGAGCTGATTCTCCAGTTGGAATACCCGGAGCACTCGCAGCCATGATCGTGCAAGACCCTGTCATTCGCTACGTCGCTGTGTTTCGCGATGGCTCCGCTCTCGGCACGCTGCGGCAATTGCTGGAACACCCGTTGCCGCCGCCACACCAGCGGGAGTACATCGGGTGTTTTCGGGTGGAGATACCCCGCTGGAGGATCGACGCCGCACAACCGATCGAATGACCACATTGCCCGGAGGCGAACCATGCCATCGAGAAAACTGTCAGATTTGAATCCGAAGTTTTTTCCGCTCGCGGAGGCTATTCTCGCCTCCGCCAAAGCACGAGGGCTCACTCTGCTGGTGACCTGTACGCTGCGCACGTCGAAGGAGCAGGCTGAGCTTTACAGCCGCGGCCGGACGAAGCCCGGGCCAAAGGTCACGAACTGTCCCGCGGGCAAGTCGGCACACAACCACGGACTGGCGCTCGATGTGGTCCCACTGATCGCCGGTAAGCCGGTCTGGAACGCGAGCCATCCGCACTGGAAGGCGTACGGCGAATGCGTGCGCGAGGCCGGTGCAGTCTGGGGCGGGGACTTCAAGTCGCTGAAGGACCTTCCCCATTGCGAGTATCCGCAATGGAAGACGCTATGCGGAAAATAGCCCAACGCACGAAGATCGCGGTATGGGTCTGCTTATTGTGGTTTTTGTGGATTCCGCTACTATTGACAGTGGGGGTATTGACATGACATTGGATCATCTGGTCGAGCATCTGACTGATCCGTCCACCGTCCGAGGCATGATTTGGACGCTGGGCGCAATCGTCGCGCTCTCGATGATCGGCCGGGGTGAGACGAAGGCCGCGCTGGAGGTCCTGACGCAGACCGCGCTGGCAGTCGGCGCCGTCGGGATCATGACGCGGGACCATCCGAAACGATCCGAGCCCGAGGCGCTACCGCCTCCGGATGTCGACGATGGGAAATGAACGTCGAGATTGCGACGTAAATTGGGACGGGCTAGAACGTCGGCGTGAGCCGAGTTCCCACGAGGTTTACGCCTATATCGATCAAAAAATGGCGGAGCCAGGTGGTCTGAAAATAAAGACCTTCTCCGACGTTAACGCAGCGCTGAGTATTGCGGTAGTTATGCTTGGCGGTATTGCGTGGGGTCTGAAGCTGGAATCCAGAATAGACGCTGCGACTAAAGAGATAATCGACATTCGAACTATGATATCAAGGGGTATTCTACCAGTCGCCGAAGAACGGCTTGTTAGCCTGACGGCGCGACTCGATCGACGCGAGCAAGAAGCAGAACGAGCGCTTATACTTATTCGCGAAGTGGAAAAAGAATGCCGCGAAAAGTTGAAGAAGTGAGCCAATCACTGAAACAGTGCAGACAGTGGTATGCCAAAAGGCGATAACTTCAAAGGCGGGAAGCTACCAAACTCCGGAAGAAAGCCAGGAACGCCGAACAAGGAGAACAAAGCACTCCGGGAAATGATCCTTGGCGCCTTGGATAAAGTCGGCGGCGAGGACTATCTAGCACGTCAGGCTATCGAAAACCCCGGACCATTCATGGGCCTAATCGGCAAGGTTCTCCCGACAACACTTGTGGGCGAAGGCACACAACCGATCGCGATCCGCATTGAGCGCGTCATAGTCGATGCAGATCAGGATTGAGACGGCTCGCAAGCTCAAGCCGCTATTAGAACGCGGGAAAAGATACTACGCCGCAAAAGGCGGGCGCGGCTCGGGTAAATCATGGTTCGTTGCCTCACGCATCGTTGAGGAATGTTTGCTCGTTCCTGGCACTCGCGCAGTCTGTGTGCGAGAAGTTCAGAAGACGCTGAAGGAATCCGCAAAACGGCTGATCGAAGACACGATAGACGCTTTGGGGGTCCGCGCATCGTTCACGCTTCGGCGTGACGACATCGGTACGCCCGGTGGCGGCGTGATTCTGTTTCAGGGCATGCAAGACCACACCGCCGAGAGCATCAAGAGCCTTGAGGGCTTCCGCATCGCATGGGTCGAGGAAGCGCAGACCATGTCGAGCCGATCGCTTGAAATGCTTCGGCCGACGATCCGCGCTCCAGGATCGGCGCTCTACTTCACATGGAACCCGCGCAACGCGAGCGACCCCGTCGATCAGTTCTTCTCTACGGAGACACCACCGCCCGAGTCAGTCATAGCCCACGTCAACTACTGCGATAATCCGTGGTTCCCGGTTGAGCTCGAAATGGAGCGTCGGCACGACGAGGCTACCAATCCCCACCGATACAGCCACGTGTGGCAGGGGTCGTACGAGCCGGCAGCGATTGGCGCGCTATGGACCCGGCAGATGTTCCACGACTCACGCCGAACGACCGAAAGCCTGCCGAAGATGGGGCGTATTCTGGTCTCGATCGATCCGGCCATCTCGAGCGAGCCCGAGAGTGACGAGCACGGCATCATTGTTGCGGGCCTCGGAGAGGATCAGCGGGCCTATGTGTTGGAGGATGGGTCGCTCAAGGGCACACCGCAGCAGTGGGGCTCCCGTGCGGTATCGCTGTTCGACAAGTGGGACGCGGATGCGCTGGTGATCGAGCGCAACCAGGGCGGGGACATGGTGCGCGAGGTGCTGCGCACGATCCGGCCAGGGCTTCCGGTCATCGAGGTACACGCCACGCGTGGGAAACACGTGCGGGCCGAGCCAATCGCCGCGATGTATGCCGCTGGCCGGGTTTCGCACGTTGGGACATACCCGAAGCTGGAGGACCAGTGCTGCCTGATCACGGCTTCGGGCTACGAGGGGAATGGATCACCCGACAGAGCGGATGCGATGGTCTGGGCGATGACTCAACTGTTCCCCGCAGTGGTCAAGCGGACAGAGAAACGAATACCATCCAACACCGCTACTATGGGCGGCTGGATGGGCTAACCTCGCCGGGAGGCGATATGGCAAAGAAAGACGAAGCCACGTTCCTTAAATGCGTGCGCGAATGGTTCCGGCGTGTCGATGAGTTCGAGTCTGCACAGCGGTCGCTGATGTTGAATGACATCAAGTTCGTGCGGCTAGGCGGGGAACATCAATGGCCGGACTACGCCATTAGCTCCCGCAAAATACCGGGCCAGGAACGGCCGGTGCTGACGGACAACAGACTGAAGCGCTACCGCACGCAGGTTATCAACCAGATCCGGCAGAACAGCCCAGCGGTCAAGGTGCGCCCGGTTGACGATCACGCCGACCCGAAGACCGCGGAAGCATTGCAGGGTATCATCCGTAATATCGAATCCCGCAAGGACAGTGACGGCGCCACCGCCTCCGATGCGCTCGATAAAGCCGTCGAGTATGCGGTGGACTGCGGCCGCGGATTCTTTGCGCTGCGCACCGATTACGAAAGCGCCGACTCCTTCGAGCAGGGTATTCAATTCCGATTGATACCGGACCCTTTTAAGGTGTATTTCGACCCGTGGTCAATCCAGCCTGACGGCAGCGACGCGCGGAAA